TCGATACGCATAAAGTCAGACATTGCGTACACATAACCTTTGTACATAATGAATGATTCATCCTCAAACTCAGTGTCAGTTAGGTAATCAAACTGCTGTCGAATCTTGGCAGCTTGCTTGTCACCGACAAAGAGATCAAGGGTCAGGCCAGACATAGGCTGGCGTGGTTGATTGTTTGTCTTAATGTTCATAACATTCACCAGCAATAGAGCTGGCAGCTAACAACAAAGAGGGATGAATCCCTCATCAAACCGTAAGGCTTGAGGAGAGAATCGAACACAACACGATGATCCTAAATGATCCTATCGGATCAAACTTAGGACTACATCCGGACAAGGCTAGTGATTAACTGGCTCCGCCCTAATACAGTTCGGGATTGTCACCCGAAACTAAAAAGTACGCACTAAGTTAGCTACAGTTTGCACAATTTCACCTAGTTGCGGGACTTAATTCGCCATCGGCGGTAGATCGACCGCGTGGGAATCGCATCCAGCTTTGTCCAGCGTACCTGCATTAAGGACAGATACTCTGGACAAGCCTGCAAAGTGACAAGTGCAAAGCTGTAACTAACTACGTGCCACGGGCTATTCAGCATGATTAGGTGTGTGCAACGTAGCTAAACCATTTAGCTGTGCCACACACTTAGGTAGAGACCTATACCTTTCGCAGTCTTACTGCTCGGCTTTGATCACACTTAGGGCGCTGGAAGCTCAGCGCCGCCCGTATAGTTCTTGTCATTAACTGTTCACCTAGTTAAAGGTGCCAGCTGACAAGGTATAGCCTGACAATGTGGGACGGTGAGCCTGCCACTGCTCGCGTTAATTTCAGTCCGGCCGCCGCCGTCTGGCTACTGCGCACACCATCGGCGCAGTCCGCATCAAGGCCGTGCACAGTGCGGCGCTAGTTCGCCTACCCTCACTGTGTCGGTGCTTGTCCCACTTATTCTGTTGTCAAGGTTCTATGAACCTAGTTACCTTTCGGAATCAGCTGCTCACGTTAAGGTTCCCACGGCTGCCATTGCCTACCTTTCGGGGAAGTGCTCCCTACCATCGGCGGCTGCGCGTGGGACCCGCTCGGCCCGGCTGATTCCTATTCGGTTCTCTAGGTTCCCCTGCCTCCCCTGGCTTGCGCCCGGTTCTTCAGTGACCCCAATGTCGCCCGGATTGGTGCATCCGTCAAGCCTTTGCACCATAAGCGCTGCTTATGGCCAGGCGCAGGGTTCGCAAGGTCTGATCTGTAGCTAATTGAAAGCGCGCGGGCGCACGCGCTAGCACCACGTCGCACCTTCTGTCAAGCGGCTTCATGATCTGAATTGTCTTTAATTAAAGAGGGCACCCTGCCCCCTGTAGCTAAAAGAATAAAACAAGAGTAAGAGTTTGTAATACATAGCAATCGTTAATTGATTGTTTATACAAACTCCTGCCCCGTACCCGCGCGTGCCTGCCCGCAACCTGCCCCTTTTTTTTAAATATGCGCGTTACACGTCGCCCCCGGCGAGAACCCAAAAATAATCTTGCTGGAAAATTGGGGGTAAAAGTTTTGAGTATCAGTATACAAGCACTTTAATAAAGTACTTTTTACTGCAAATGCGATTTGTCTTATGTGTCTAGACTGATACAAATGAGGTCTTTCGTATGCTGTCGACTCAGGTACGCCTCAAAGCTGAATTTATTTGCGAGCGCATCGCCAAGTGCGAGGAAGTTCAGCTGAGCGACATGCAGTGGATCCAGAAATGGGCAAATAGGAACCACTCTGTAGAGGCTATGCTGCGTCGTGCACGTCGCGAAGCGATCAACGGAGAGATGCCGCCGGGCAGTTTGGACGAATTTATGCAGAATATGGATCTAGGTGACCCCGACCCGACCGATCATTTACAGGGTGCGCAGGATCCAACCACGCTTGCCGAGTGGTTTTCTAACAAACGCAAGTGGTTTCAGGGCACACCACAAGATGAATAGTACATATTCGCCCGCGTGGGCGACAGACTAAAATATTTTTGATGCTGTAGATCTATCTAATGCTTACTCGCGACGAATACACTCGCAATTTAGCTGCGCTTAATGATTATCTGGCGCAGTTAGCTCCCCGAATCGTGAGGAATGTGTACACAATGAACGAAGGGGCGCCTTACATTATGGACGAAGGGGACAAATTACGTATGCGCATGGATTACGATGATGTTCTTGAGCATGACGCATCTACACTGAGGAGCATTTTTGGTCCTCTTCAAGCGCCGTAAGTTTATTTTCTGTTGTATTTTCAATACTCAGTACTAATTCTTTTAAATATATGACGTAGGTGCGCAAAAGTTCGGCGGCTATGAGGTGCCTTGCGTCTTTTGATTGAAAGTAGTGGGCGTTATGTCGATCAACAGCGTCTAGTGCTGTTTTGATCACCCCGTTCCACGGTTCACGCACAGGGGTATTCCACTCCCGAGCCACGGAAGGGGAGGCAGAGTACCCCTATATGCTAAGCGAAACTAGATTTTTAGAGTTTCTCTAGTTTGAAATAGATGGTTTCAGGGAACTCACAGAAGAATTTAAGTGTCGCGGGACACAACCAGCCTTTTTGTTCGTTACAGGAGTACCATGCGCCGCCCATCTCTTCGTTTTGACGAGTCAACGCCCCGTGGTAGGTAGGAAACTCTTGAGCAGCGAACAAAATACGGTAGTTTTTGCCTTCTTCGAGCAGTTTTTGCTCTTCTAGGGCGCTGTTGATGATGTCTGGGATTCCTAAGACGAAAGGTTCGTGTAGAAGTTCCCTCTCAGTGTCGGTAAAGCACCAAGTTCCATTGAATTTATAGATTTCAATGCAGAGCATTGCGTTAGCCATGTGCTTTTGATGTGATGCAGGGCTACTGTAGCACACGACACGGTCTGTGAGGTTGCTACATTTAAGTATTTTGGTATGATGGATAGAAAGGATTGCTTCGGGCGTCGTGAGTTCTTCTAGTTTTGAGCGTCTGCCCGAACTGTCTCGGAAGCTTCAACGGGATTACGACGTAGATCAGCGTCAACTTCGGCGTCAGATTTTTGATGCTGCGTTAGAGGCTGGGGATTTAGATCGAGATCTGGAGGATATGTTTCCCGATGAGGATCCGGAAGAGTCTCGTTATAACGTCAGTGCCGAGGATTTCCCCGATTACATTCCTTACGAAGGGTTTGATATTGACCCTGATTTAGAAAACTTAAACGCTTTTCGATTTGCTGCTGAAAACCCTAAAGCTCGGGAGTTTGTTTCTCAAAACAGCGACTTGAGTTCGCTGCTGCCAGGAGGAAGTCGCGATGACGCTCAAGCTGCGTACTTGCGGGCTGTTCAGTCCGGCGCACTTAGCCCTGCAGAACGAGAAACTCTTCGATACGCGGGAGATTCGAGATTTTTACAAGGCGAAAGTTACAGCGGGGCGGCCACGGATGCCCTAAATCAACTTCTTCAAGAGTACACAGGCGAGCGTGGCATCGACTACAGCGAAAACATCGATAACCTTGGCGACCTTCTGGCGGAAGCAGATGACATTATTGCTCCTGTTGAGAGGGGTTTGACGACTCGTGCTGCTCTGCTGAACACTGCCGATCAGGCTGTACGGGCCGTTAATCCTTTAACTGAACGTCTCGGTTACGGCGCTACACAGCCAGGACTGCCTTTTGGTGATGAAGCGGCTCGACAAGTTCTGACAAGGTTAGAAAATGTTCGGGAAAACTTTCCTGGAACTATTGAAGAACTTCGGCAACAACTTACAGATCTTCAGAATCTTCGCGGGCTTCAGCGTTCAGGCGCTGGTTCTGTCTTCCCTATCGAAGGGTCTGCAGTTCTACCCCAGGTAGAAGAGGCTATTACACGCGGACGGGGAGAAGGACGGCGAGAATACCTGATGGGGGAAGCGGAGCGCTTCGCTCGTGACCCCTCTCGAAACACGCTTTATCAACTGCAGCGTGATCTGAGCGAAGAAGCGCCACGTGGGCTTTCTGCAGAACAAACATTAATTGCTTTAAATCGCCCTGTCGTTGAGTTAGATCCCTGGTTCCGTAACCCTCCTGGTGCGGAGGTTGTTCAAGAAGCTATTCCTGGGATTTCTTTAGAGCTGGCAGATATTAGAGACAAAGCTCAAAAAGAAGCTTATGCAAAACAAGTTACAGAGCTCAATCAGCTGGTCGAAAGGTACCCAGAACTAGGTTCGTATTTACAGGCTCCTCTTGCCAGTGTTACTCCTAAAGTTGAACGTGACATAGAAAAGCTCCGTCCTTATTTAGATCTTGAGCAGGAGATATCTAAACCTGAAACACGTTCGGATATTTACAATCGTGCTTTTAAAGAACTTGGCGCTCAACCTAGCTACTTATCCCAGATTGAGCTGGACTACACGAGCGGAGAACCCGCTAAACAACGGGAAGCTATCGATCGTCTTGTTTTAATGGGCTACGGTCCTGAGCTTCAAGCAGGTTCGGCTCCCGCTGTTTCTCGCCGAATGCCTGTCGTTGGTGGCGGTGGTTATGCCGAGGGCGCTGAACTTCAAGAGGGTCTTAAATATTTAGACGAGCGCAAACGCGCTCTTGATCGCATTAAGGGTTCTACGAGATCTCTTCCTGCGTCTTCTTCTGTTGATCCGCTTTCTATTACAAATCCTCAGCTGGCTTCTGCTCCGCGCGAAATGCGCTTCAGCTTTGATCCAGATACAAATCAGGTCACGCCCGACCCCTCTGGTGAGTACGGAATTCGTATGTCCGTAACTTCAGCACCTAATCAATTCAATTTGTATTCCGAATTCGGCGGAGAGGAGATGTCCAGGAACGTCATGCGATTCTTGCAGGATAATCCTGTTATGCGCAGAGGTTCTGTTTCTTTCTCGACCCTGGCTCCTGGGTGGTCCGGATACAACATGGAGGCTAAGGAACTTCCGGCTCCTGTGTTCGAAGAGATGAACAAGTTTATTTCTGCGAACGTCTTAAAGGAGATGCAGCCAGGTATGTTGCTGGAGAATCAACCTCTTCGTACATACGACATCGCTCGTTTGAGGGAAGAGCAAGGTAAAGCTCCGTCTGAAAGTTCCACGCTTCGCCGGGAACAACAGTTTGTCGGCGAGCCCCCCAACCGCCGTGCCGCTGCTTATCGCTCCGTTGGATTTGGACCTTTAGGTCGTAACGACAGTCAACTTCTTTACATGAATAGCGAGGGGAATATTGTTCCGCTGCAGCCTGGACGTCCCGCGCGATCTCTTGCCGGCGGAGTTGAAATTGTCGGACCTCGGTTTGAGTCTGATCCGCAAGTTTTGCGTGCTCAGGTTTCGCAATCACGAGAGCCTCTGACTGCCAAAGCGTACTATTCGCAGGATCCTGTTATGGCGGCGGGGCAAGGTTTGCGTGAGTACGGTCGGGCTCTGCGCCGCACACCTTCCGCGTTGTTGCCTGGTGTCGCTGATTTGATCCCTAGTCCTGAAGCTATTCAGACCGGGTATCGCGAAGGTGCGTTGCCGATGGTGCAGCAGATGGGACGCGAGTTTGTGCAGAGTTTGCCGCAGGCGGCTGGGTATTCAGCTGCTTTGGCCGCTGCTCCAGTGTTAGCCCCCGGCGTGGGAGCAGGCATGGTCGGTACAGCAGGCGCTCGTGCACTTAACGAGGTAGTTCGTCAAGAGACCGGTGAAGGTATTGTGCCGAAACTTCGTCAGGCGCTGGGTACCGCATCGCGTACCGGCGTAGCCAATCCACCCCGTGTGGGACCGCAGCCGCTAACTCAGGAGGTTCGACCCTTGACACAAGCGCAACGTGCTGAATTGGAGCGTCAGCAAAATCGAACTGAAGCTCAACGGCGATTCGATTTAGCTCGTGAACGGTTTAATCCCCGCCGAGGCGAATTTGGTTTATCTGAATTGTTAGGGACTAATACCACAACCCTTAGCCGTACACCCAATCCTCCTCGCGTAGAGCCGAAGCCATTAACTGCGCAGATCCGTCCTTTGACTCAAGCACAACGTGCCGAACAGCAACGTCAGCAAAATCGTTCCGAGGCTCAACGTCGACTTGATTTAGCTCGTGAGCGTTTTAATCCACGCCGAGGTGAGTTCGGTTTGTCTGAGCTGTTATTTGGGCGCTAAACTAGATACAGACTCTATGTTGCTGTGAACAGGGATCCTAACGAGTACACAGTCACTCAAGGTGGTGCTGTTTACAGTCGGCCGATCGGTGCTTCAGATTTTGATCAACCCGGCGCTCGTGGCAGTTGGCGTCCCGCTTATCCTCAGATCGATCCTGCGACTTTTTTGAATCAGGCTGTCGGGGAGCGTTTGATGGCTGGTATTGACGAATTCGGTAATCCTATTTTTCCTTTAACTCAAGGCGAGTTTCGTGAGTTCGTTGAAAAACGAATGGACGAGCGTCGTCATCAGGATCTCTTGAAAAATGCCCCCGGTTTGAACCTGATCGACATTATGCGCCAGCGGGGTCTACCTATCAGGGGCGTATAACTAATACTTTCTTAATTTATCTTGTAGCACAATAAACTTTGTAGTCTATTTTACGTTCTTTAGACTTACTACAGTTGCATAACTGTAGTGACTACTATTACGTATCGCGGTGCTACATACGATCGCGAAGAGCACCAAGCTGAGCATCTTGATTGGTGGGCTTTAGTGCATCGAGCAACCCTGTGGTTGTGCTATCGAGGCATCCCCTATCGTCCAGCTTCTTTTAATAAAGGACCATCAGTATTTTGAGGTCAGCGACCTAGAGTAGATAGAACTCGAAGGTTGGGCCGCGTGACTACGGAGTTGCCGGATTCTGAGAACGTGCCGATCGTACGTGAGCTCGAAAAACTTATAAAATTGAACGGCGGAAGTGGACCAACCACCTTAGCTAAGTTCAACGCGAGCACTGAGAGACACGGGTTGAGTCTTTTTATGAGCTGGGATGCTAATGGTGAGCTTAGAATCGAATGAAGTTGATCCTTTTGGGTTGCTTTATCGCGCCAAATGGAATGTTCCTACAGCTGCCAAGGCGCTAGGGGTGTCTGACGAGGAGTGTAAACAGCTTTTTCGGGACTATTGCGCACGCGTTTGGGCAGATGAAGAGGCATGTGACGCAAAAAAGGCATATAAATCCGGCCCGAAGGGTTAGATCTAAGCCTCGATTGCTTCGTTTGTGGTTTAAAGCCCTAGGTGAACGGGCTTCGGACTGTGATTTTGAGTCTGATTTGGCCGCGTGGATACGTACGGCGATATTTTGTACGTACTTTTTGACTAATTTGTTTATATGTGCCGGTGTTGTTCGGCACTGGAACAACTAGATCGTGTTTTATCGCTGCTAAAGTAAGGAAAAGTCTTTGCGTCATGGCTTACGGTCGCTCGCCTTCTGAATTTTTAGAAGAATATATTCCAGTTGTGACCGAAACTCTTTTTACTGTGCCGACTACTGTTGGTGCCGACATCGCAGGTGATACAGGCGCAACTTGGACCCAGCGTGGTTCTGCCGGCATGAGCCTCGGGGACATGCGTCGTTTTATTCAGAATCAGCGGGCTCGCGGTATTCAACCCGGTCCGATTGAACGTGAATTGCTCGATTTAGGCGAATGGCCTAAAGGCGCTGCTTTCCGAGGTGTTTGATTATTTGAAGTCCGGTCCGGGGTCTTCTTTGCCTTGGGCCACTGCCACAGCTCGTTTGTAGAACGGCGAGTTCGTTTTTCCGGCCGCTTCTAGGGCGGCTTTTACTTTCAGCCAGTTTTCACGTGTTCTAGTGTCTATGACTGTATCCCTACTGAATATCCACTTTTAAATGCTAATCAGTAAGTTAGGTGTTTTTACAACGTTTATGTTTAATTCAAGAACCAATCCAATAGGATCTTCCACCACGGAATATCGGGCACCTCTTCCGTCTTTTTTGTTCTTTAATTGTGCTTAGAGCAGATAACTGTATCTATGGGTATAAGCAATTTGACTTTCCACGCTTGAAAGTTTGAACCTGTTCGTTCTATATCGATCAGTTGTTTATCTTCTAAAGAAGCGACAGCTTTAAGGAAAACGTTTCTGCGGGAAGCTGTAACTTTTCCTAGGTAACAGGGTTCGTGAGGGTTGCGTTGTTCGTGCTGTGCAACTAAACGCAGAATGTTTCGCTGATTTGTTCGTAACGAAGGAACAACTGAGTTCCAGACGGTCATTTGAGTTTGTGTTTGGTTTTAATACTTTGAATACCTTTATCTAAGTATCCGTAGTCGCGGGTTTCGGTGACCGTGGCGGCTTCACCGCACACATCACACGTCCCATGCCACATCGTACTAGCTCCTGCGCGAGGTTCGCCGTATAGTGTGCCGCAGAAATTGCAGCACTGATACGCCTGTTCAAGTTTGTTGAGAAAAGCCCTAGGGTTGATGTTCGGGTTCATGGTCGGAGCCCCAGAAGTTTTCGGCCTTTTGAGCTTCGCGGTACAACCACTCGCGGATGTCTTCCCCCGTGGTTTGGTAAATGCCGAACTCGTCTTCACCGCTGATTTGGATCTGGTCGGCGATGACCCTAAACATCTTAGCCAGCTTTTGAGGCCACGCAGATCCGTAAAGATCTGAATCGTCCCGAACGATTTCGTACAGGGGTTTCTTCTCTGGGTTTTTGGTTGGTTCGAGTTTGATGTTTGGGGTTGGATCTGGGTCTTCGACGAGTCGCAGGTCGTGTTCAGTGGCGACCTTTTTCATTTCTTCAGAGTCCCGCAGTTCGTTGAAGGCGAGACTGCAGGCGCCCGACATGATGGCGGTTTCGCAATAACCCAGGGCACCTAAGACACGCTCGAACAAGAGGAACCACGAGTCAGATGAGATCTCCGTAGCATCTTCCATGAGCATGGTGAACGTGTGCTCAGGGAGTCCGTCGTACCGACCGCTGCCGCTGTAGTTGATTTTGATTTCGACCGCCGTGGTTGGATAGGTCATTGGATGTTGCCGGTTTGAAGAAGCTCAAGGACGCGTTTGAGTTTGCCGCACCTTTCGGAGTGGTATCTGTATTCGGCTTGAAGATGGCTGAGGATTGCGACGGCAAGTGCTTCAAACTCTTCGCCGTCTAGGTATTCGTTCATGCTGTCATGTAGACGGTTTTCACGTTGTTCTAGGTAACAACCGTTGTTGATAGGTAGCACGTTGGGTTGGTCAGGGGAGTACTTTGGATGCGAGCCAGAAGAAGAGGATGACTGCAAGGGTGTAGATGGCGAATATGATAAGCAGTGTTTGGATGGTCACTTTTTGACGGTCCAGAGCTGCCAAGGGCAGAGTACACCCTTTTCGAGGGTGAGGAAGGACTTGGCGGCGGCATCTACGGAAACGCGCACAGACTCAGCGCCATAGTCGTCGAATAGGATGGCACCACCTGATTTGACATGGGGCGCATACAGGGCGATATCCCGCATGACTGAGATGCTATCGTGCGCACCGTCAATGTACAGGATGTCGATGCCTTGTGTGAACTCGGCCTTGAGGCTCGGGTAGAGGTCCCATGAGCAACCTTTTTCAATGCGGACTTTGCCTGGATATTTAGATTTGGCTACGTTGGATCGGGCGGTATATTCGATGCGGGACAGCGTGGGATGCTGCTGGGGGTCTCGGATCATCTCCTCAGAGCCGGTGAACGGGTCGATACTGATTAGCCTGCTGTCGGGGTGCTCAAGCAGGTTGTCGGAAAACCAAACTGTGGAAGCTCCTTCGTATATTCCAATTTCAACGATCAGGCGCTTGTCAAATGGGCTAAATTGGAGTTCTGATGCTTCGGGCGTATTGTTGATGAGCGCCCAAGATTTCAGGAAGTTTTGGACCCAGTCGTTGTGAATGCTATATTTCGGATCTAGACTGTGAGGCATGGGGCCATCAGCTTAGTGATATCAGCATGATAAGGGAAACACACGCAGGCAGCAAGGAAATAGATCTTTCGAGCGTGGATATCGCCAAGTACGTAACTAGCGCAAACCATACTGACGGGGATTCGGTAGTAATCGAAAGCGTGTGGGGCGACAAATGCTATGTAAGTTCTTGGCACTTGGCGCCTGAGAAAGAGCTTTATTTTGTTAGAAAAGCGATCGAAGAAGGGCGGCTGTTAGTTTAGTAGTGTTACGATGGTGCTTGCTTCCGTATTACGGGGGTATGCTCTGCTGGCGCCCGAGTGGTGGAATGGTAGACACACAGCACTTAAAATGCTGAGACGCTACGTCGTACGGGTTCAAGTCCCGTCTCGGGTATCACTTTAAATTATCGACATGAAAACTCACCCTTTGATCTGTAGAGTCGCCCGTGACCTTGCCGGATACCACGGGAGAGCTGATTGGGAATCTTACGTCCCGGATGCGACTCACGCGATTCGAGCGGTGGCTGAGTGGACTGAAGATTTGCACAAAGATGCAAAGGCTGATTTAGACCTCACAGACTGCTATATTACAGTGCCGTACTTACACGGCATTGTCGATGGAGCCTACGCAGGAGAACATACAGATTCTTAAAAAGGCGAGAAAGGCTTGCCAAGCATGTGGTCTCCGGTACGGCGAAAGGTGCACTGGAGATGCGACGTTCAGCCGTGGCGTCTGTGACGTCTGTGACAAATTGACTGCTGTTACGGAAGCCGACACATTCGGCTTTTTCTATCGGGGTATCTGTAATCTGAGGCGGCGTAAGTCCCGCATTGAACGGGAATCCAAGCGTGTCACGACATCTAATTGAACTTTGTTTGCACGAGTTTTGGCACGAATCATTCAACGAAGAAACGCTTAGTTCTGCAGCCAGAATGGCAGCAGTACTTAAAATCCTTAAAGACAACGGAATCTCGATGACTCAAACCGAACAGCCCAACATGAAGTTCGCCGTGGGGGACATGATCGGCAAACGAACGTGTTCTGCCGGTATGTCTCTGCCGAATAAGAAAGGCGAAGTTATGGGATATAAGAAGACATTAAGGAGAGACGGTAAGCCCCAGTGGCGTTACATCGTTAAGTTGGCAAACGGACACACTGAGGAATGGGTGCCTGGGATGGTGTATCTTTGTGCTGACGATAAAGCGGAACGAGTCGCGTTCGTATGAGCGAGAAGTGGGATCGTAGGTTTTTAGAACTGGCGAAGCACGTCAGTGATTGGAGTCGCGATCCTTCGACTAAGGTTGGGGCTGTCGCAGTTAAAGACCGACGAGTCTTGGCAACCGGATATAACGGGTTACCGCGAGGTGTTGCGGATTTGCCGGGGCGCCTTAATAACCGAGATGAAAAGTATCTGCGTACGGTGCACGCCGAAGCGAACATTGTTGCGCAAGCTGCTCGGTTTGGTATCGACCTATTCGGTGCTTCGGTTTATGTTTGGCCTTTTTTGCCTTGCAGCAATTGCACCACGCTGATGATTCAGGCCGGTATTCAGCGGATCATTGTGCCTGATCTGCCGATACCGGACCGTTGGTTTTCGAATTTCAATTTGTCGATTGAAATGCTGCGCGAGTCGGGCGTGGATCTTATGCAGCTTCCTGTCGAACAGCAATAAACATATTGTCGAAGCCCCGGATCGCGGCGACTGAGTAACCAAAAACATTTTGTAGGAACTTTATTAATTCAGCTCTTTTTTCGTTATGGGCGCCTGGTCCATTCGATTCGAACAAAATCGGCGGATAACCTGAGTTTTTAATTGTGTTACGAGCACCATCTATAGCTTTTAGTTCCGCCCCTTCTACATCCAGTTTAATCAATCCTATATCGTTCCATTCGTACTCGTCTATGTGTATAGTTTTTACTTCTTCCGTGGCTCTTATCTGATCTTCGCTTGGTTTTATTAGGGACGATCCGCCTCCGTCGTCGCTAACTATGTACAGTGTCATCTCTCCACAAGTATCCATGTGGTTGGTGAGGGCGTAGTTTCTAGGTTTTATATTAGTTTTTTCGTTCAAAAAAATGTTTCCGCAAAGCTGAAAGTACGTTCGACTTTGCGCTTCAAATGCTTCTACGGCGGAAAAATTGTCGGCTAAAAGAATGCTGTACGCTCCCATGTGCGCTCCGCCGTCTATAAAGCGCTTAGTGCTGTCGGCAAATTGTTTGCAAAATTCTATTAAGGGGTGCTCAGGAATTCCAACGCGAAACATCTGACATAAACCTGAGTCGTCCTCGTTCATGAGGAACGCGGGTTTCGGCGTGGGAACAATCAGCTTTTGCTCAGGACCCCACAAGAACCGGGCCATAATCAACTTGCTAGTGGTAGTACAATAACACAAAATCTCGGCTTGACATCGTGTCTTTTCCCGTAGTAAGCACTGGTGTTGTTAATGCACCTCATTGGGTGTATCGTTTGTTCTACAGCATTGACTTTCCTGTTGATACCTTTGTTGTTTTTAATAACAATGGACGCGATCAGATCACGGAAGAGCTGGACCTTTTGACTAAAGTGCCGCATAAGTATGTCAAGAATGTAAAGATCTGTCATTTACCTGCCAACATTGGGTGCTCAGGATATTGGAATATGACTATTAAATGTTTTATGGACGCTCCGTATTGGTTAATTGTAAATCATGATATTATGTTCACGCCTGGTTTTCTAAAGTCGATGCACGAGAAAGCTCAGGACCCCGAAGCCGGCGTGGTTCATGGTGACAACGGCGCCTGGGATGTGTTTCTGTTGAAGGACTGGGCCGTTCAGAAATACGGTTTGTTTGATGAGAATTTATATCCTGCCTATTGCGAGGATTTGGATTGGGGTATGCGCTTCCAACACGACGATGATTTTAAAAGAATCATGTCAGTTGAGGTTCCCTATTACCACGGTGAGTTGAGCGGTTCCTATGAAGATGGTTCTCAGACTTGGCGTTCTGAACCTGAACTCGCCAATAAAATCCACATGGCTCACGAGCTCAATAAATCGTACATGCACGCTAAATGGTCTGAAGCCTGGCAGGGTCATGTCGATGGTAAACCCTATAAAAATCCGTTCAATAACCCGGCATTGCCTTCTTGCTTGACGACTTACAATCTTGAATTCGTACGAGCTAAGAATTTAGGATTCTAACTTGTTAAAATACGGCTATCAGTTATATAGCTGTTATGCCGTACTATAGCTCGCGCCCTTCCGAGAAGCGACTAACGAATCGATTAGAAGAGCTGCTGGCGGAGCGTGGCATCACGTCGTTTCGACTAAGCAAGCTGGCGGATTTATCTCCAACGACAACCCGTAATATCTGTGTTGATAAGTTCTACATTCCAAGTCCTGAAGTGCTTGAGAAAATCTGCATTGTATTAGAGGTGCAACCCGGCGAAATCTTGAAGCTTCGTACTAAAATGGAAGGAGAAGACGTAGCCGCTAGTTAATGTTCTCCGAAGCCGATTACGAATTAGCGGCCCGCGTCCTGGGTCTGCCCATTCCCCGTACGCCTGCTGAGCGTGCCGCTGCGACCCCTATGGTCGCCACGGTGCTCAAGAATTACTACCGTGCTGCTCCTCCGATGCCAGGTCGCGAAGGTGACGGCATGATGACGCAGCCTACCCGGTCGCTTAACGCCTATCCGGACACCAGCCAACCAGAGGTTAAAGTTCAACTAGAGCGCCGTCTGCAAGCCGGCATCCCTAACGAGCAAGCTTTCGATGAAGTCGAAGAGCTCGTGGCGGCGATCATGCAGGATCCCAGTCTGCTTGAAGTGTTCTTGCAGTACGTGCAGAACTGTATGCAGCAGTCTGATGAGGGTGCTGAGTATCTGAGCCGTCAGCGTCCTGCCGAATATGATCTGCCCAACTACGGCGGTCAGTATTCGATGCTGAACGCGCCTTCGTCGAACAACATTCCGCCCAGCGCGGCATTCCAGAATTTGGGATAATGAACGCACGCGAACAACAGCTTAAGGAAAGGGATGTACGTCGGGACGCCCCGGAGTTAGATCCTGGTATGTTTTTAAAATTGTATATTGCATCTACGTTTCCACAGACATCTGCGTTACCTTCGCCGCAACAAATGCAGGCTATGGCTAATGCTACTGATGAAGAAAATGGATTAAAATTCAACAAGAACATGGCTATGTCGGGCACAAAATATGACAATCCAGGAGGTGCATAAGTAATGGCTGCTCTTCCGCTAGGTGTACCCGTTGCAGCCGCCGGTGCTCCCGCTGCGAGTTCTTTAGTCAACACTGCTCTTCAGCTGACGGCAGCTAATGTCGCTCCTGAGGTTATTAAGAGCATCTTAAGTCAAATGCAGGCTCCCCAAGCAACTGGAGGTACTCCTGCAGGGTTTAATAGGCAGAATTTACTTTATCCTTTTCTTACGTCAGCCGCCGGCTCTTCGGTTCCTGATATTGTCCAGGCTCTCCGAGGTAAACTTCCTGATACCTCAGATGCTCCTGGGTCGAAAGCTATCCTCAGCGAGGATTTATATTCTCGACTGATTGAGCAAGAACGTGCTCGTCAAAGAGGTAACGCTCTTTTCGGCCGGTGGTTGGGACTAGACGCTGGGCCTAGTGCTGAAGAGGTATTAGGGGAAATTCGTCAGGGTCGTCGAACCGAACTTGAGGACCTTGGAGCGCGAGAGCGGGCAGTCATTGCTCTCAAAGGACAGATCGATGCGGCTATCCGAGAAATGGAAGTCGGTGCTGCGTTAAAGAGGGCCGAATTAGAAGTTGGTGGCGACATTAAACAACAGGAGCTGAAGTCTTTAGGTGATATACAAAGAGAGCGAGTAAGCTCTAGTTATGATGCTGCAAAGCAGCTACTTAACACCGCCATCCAAAACTTGACTGCGCCGCAGAACTTGGCCTCTAGTTCTGTTCTGCAGCAGATGTCCACGCAGGTCCCTTAAACGATCATGAATCCTCTCGAATACGCCGCAGGATTTTTTGATCCCTCTAATCTTATGAGGGAGACGGGGCAACTCGCCATTAAGGATGGACGTCCCGTTGTTTGGGCGGGGCCTGCCTTAGGTTGGCAAAGTCCTGAGGCTTATTACACCACCGTCACCCCTCAGTATTTTAAAGGTCGTACCGGCGCATCTACTCCTGCAGAACTTTATTCTCGGGCGTCTTATCTGAGCGGTTATAACCCTGATGGAAAAAGGGTCCCGCCCAAGCCAAAAACAAAAGACGAGGAAGCTCAAGGGACCATAACCCCTGGAGATTCCGTGGACGGCAAAACTCCGCCTGCAGCTCCTACCCTTCCACCTCCTCCTGATTTAAATTTACCTGAGACCACGGCGCCGTATTCCGGCACAACAATTCCTCAGAAAGAAGAGGCCGGGTTCGAGCGTCTCATCGATCTACTTGAGCGCACTACAAGTCCGGAGCGCATCGCACAGATCGAAGGGATGCGTGCTGAGAACCTTCTCCGGTCTCAGTTACTCACCTCCGAACTGACCCGCGCCGGCGAACGTGCTCGGTACGCAAGGGATATCGAAAAAGAAAATATCCAAGCGTGGCGGAACATTCGGACCGCACAGATTCAAGCGAATGCTGCTCAGCAAGCTGCTCTGGGTCTGGGCATGATTTCTGCATTTGCTCCGCCTAATGCTTCGGCATTGGCCGGGACTCTTCAGGCCGCGATGCAGCCTTTCTCTAACATGAGTTTTAAGCGAGGTTAATCCGATGGCAGTTGCACCTGCTGCATTAGCTTCTGCCGGCATGTTTGCCGGTACGGGCGGCACGTTAGCTGGCATCGGAATGGCGGCCGGCGGTCTTGGTTCTCTGTTCGGCGGTTTATTCGGCGGTGGCGGCGGCGGGCAGCAAGCTGACTATAGCTCACTGTACGCAAAGCTTGCCCCTATCAATACTCGTCTGACTTACGCCGGGCAAGAACTGATGGCGAATATGGCTCCGTATTTAGGAGCCCAGGCTGCCCAAACTAATCTGCTGGGTCAGTCGATGTACGACATTTTCAGTGGAGCCAAGTCGAAAGAATCTCAGCTCGCTGGTCTTCAGACGGGTATCGCCTCTCAATTAGCTAGTGCAGCTATCGGGCAACAGGAGATGGCGGCCAAAGGTCGTACTGCTCTGGAGTTACTCGGCGGAGAAACTCAGGCCAAGTTGACCGAAAAAGGCGCGGATGTCCTGGGGCTTCAATACACTAACCTGGCTAAAGGTCTGACCGACGTTGGCGTGGGTGCTGGTAATGTTCGGAACCAGCAGGTCATGGCTCAAACTCAAGCTAATCTTGACATCGGTAAGCGTCTTTCCGAAATCAAGGGTCAGACTGAAGGTCAGATGGCTCTCCGTAGGCAGGCTGCTGGTACCGCTCTGTCGCCTCGTTTCGCATGATCAAATCTGTAATCGGCGATTCGACCACGGTTGCTTCGTGGTTGACTTCGCTTGACGCATCAAATAAAGACGCTTTTATTCATTACGCCAAAAACGCTACCAGTGATATCGAAGCGTACCTTTACGCTAGGTTCCTGCGTCCTGGTTATGAAGGCAGCATCGCTGACCTGACAGCCTGGATTCAGGAGAAATTCCCCAAGGAAGATCTTCGTAAAGTTCTACTTCGTGAGATAGATGACTTACAAATTGACATCCGAAATGTACGGGACATGGTTCAGAATCAGATGCTCGACCCAGCGTCAGCGGCGACAAAGATTTCGGCAGTTCAAAAGGAACTTCGTAGCCACATTCAAGCTGTACGCGCTATTTCAGATGGTTTAGATCGGCGTGGCCTCATTCTTGCGGGCGCTGATCGAACCATCCGAGAGCTTATTAATACTCTTGACGGGCAGCCTGGTCTACAGCAATTAGTTGACGAGGCTGCCGTTTTAGTTTGGACTACGATCGAAAATGAAGAGAAAGCTTAATCAACCTTACGCATACGCTTCATAATATTTTCTAGTTTGGTACGAAAGATACCCATAAAAGCATCGTTAACTCCCAAGGACATAACCAGCTCGTCGCCCTCAAGTAACGCACCGAAAGGCAAAATTACAGCAGGTTGATTTGAAACTGGCGTACCGAAGGGATCCGTCCATTCAATAACGCGATCGTTTAGAGATCCGGTGAATAAGGGATCGTCCGTAACGTAAGTTATTTTTTCAAACTTCTTATCTACCATATAAGCACCTACGTGATAAATAAGATAAGGCTTACCATCTGGAGTGCATGTCATATGCTTCCAGTGATAAAAAATTAAATACGCATACCCTAGATTTATAGGTGCGGTAGAGTTGAATGTAGGGCAACCTTTTGTTACAGTGTCTAAGATTTCTGTATTGACCTGCAAAGTAGGGTTGTTTTCCCGTTCGACGACTAAAGGCCGCGTGGAATACAGACAGTGCAGTTCGTCGTTAGCGCTAAAGAACGCCCAGTTTTTTTCCGCTACGCCTATTTCCCTGTTCTTGCCGATGGGAGGGATAGCCGCACGAACTGCCTGGAAATTCTCGTTAAGCCAACAGACTACGACCTTAGGTTGGTGAAACAGCTTTTTTTGATTGGCGTCGAACTTGCTGGCATAGGTCGAGGCAATAAACTGCACATAGAGTCCTTTATCCGGACCAATAAAAAGTCTCGGGTCTTCGTAACTAAGCCGATGTTTATTGGGTCTGATTTTCTTAGTACCGATTACGGCCGTGTTGTCTGGGCTTAGCATCCCGATGTAGATCGTATTTGGTTGCCCATTCAGATAGAAATATTTACTGTCGTAACGAAAGCCAAATGCTTCTGGCTGAGACCGCCAAGCGATATACGTTGTGTCGTTGTTCTTGATGATCGATGGATTGAAATTAGCAACACTGTCTTTTGGGAGTCCTTTCAAAATCCGAGTGAATTTACCTCCGAGGTTTTCGGCTTGCTCATAGACAGTCGGCACCCCCGCCACCGTGGTCTTTACGGGAAGTAGTACATCGCTGTACAGATGAAAGTAACGCGTTTGAGACTGCATAATCAAGCTCCCAGATCGTTAATAGCTGCTGTAAAACCAGTTGCAATAGATTCCCATCGATACTCAGGACGCTGAGTTACTTCGAAACAAGCTTTGGCGGCTTCGTCGTACATGTATTTGTCGTAATACAGATCGCTTAAAAGCTTTGCTGCCTCTTTTACGTCAATCAGGCCGCGCTCGACTCCTAGATCTTTATCTACGATCCACGTAGAAACAGGAATTAGTTCAGCTGCTCCGTTCCAAATATCTTTACAGGCCGTGTGATTGGGCACAACTTGCGGTTTGCGGCAGCTTGCGTGTTCGAAACTGACGAGTCCCCATCCTTCGCCGTCTGATGTATTGAGGCCAATGTCGCAAGCGTTGTAAATAGTGTTTAACAGCTCATCGGGCGGAGCATCCATATAGTTGATGTTATTAGAGGTAAGAATTAGGCGTTGAGCGTCATCTAAGTTACGTCTTTGCATTTCGTGCTTAAATAGTGGTAGGATGTCCCACCCGAGGTCTTTACTGCCCATATGCAGGTACAGAAGAGCGTCCGGTTTATCTACTGCAAACTCAGCAAATGCCTTAATGGTCAGGTCTGTTCTTTTACGCGGTTGGTTTCTATTGGCACTCAGTACGATAAATTTATCCTCAGGTATTCCAAGCTTCTTTCTGGCTTCGGTTCGGTCTAACGGATAGAAACGACCCGTATCGACACCGTGGGGAAGCACCGCCAATTTTTCGGCGTTTGCTCCGCACTCCATGATTCGTCTTGCGCAAGGGATCGTAAAGGTGATTGCTAAATCCCAGTGCTTCACATGTCGGAGCATGTCCGGGTAATAGCTCTCGCTGTCTACAGGGAAGTAAGCGATGAATTTAAACTTTACGGAGTCTTTTAAGAACTGACAGCGTTCCCAAAATTGATTTACGATCCAGATGTCGTTTAAACAGATTACGTAATCGGGTTTTTCTTTATCGATTACTTCTGGTATTCGACTTATTCCAAAACGGTCGTTAGAGCCTGCGGGACAAGCGGGATAGATCTTGTAGGGTAGATCATGCGGATCGCCTGCGTAGTTAATACCTAATACTACGATTTCATGATCTTTATTTAAGTGCTCTAAGACACTGTGTGTAACTCTGGCAAAGCCTGTGTTGCTACAAGCATCACCATACCAAAGGATTTTCGCCATGCAAACTCGGGGAATCGAGTACAATTACTATAACAGTGCTATCAGCTTATAAACATGCCTAGTCGGGAAACTTTTGCATATCGACGTGGAGCACAATTACGGGCACTCAAAGCGTTAGAAAGTAACGACAGTAATACCGTAGAAACTATTTACAGTAAAGCAGCTAATGATTTTCATACGTTCTGTACTCTTTTAGACAAGCCCCCTGCCCCTCACATGCTGGAATGGCACGAGCATTTAGTGACTAACGAAAGCAATAAGTATCTTCTGGATATTGCAGGGCCTAACCTAGACATTCTGGCCCCACGTGGTTCCGCTAAATCGACCGTGCTAAATATGTTTACGGCATGGTGCATAGGACGTCACACGGCAGCAAAAAGACCTCTACAAATTATCTATGTTAGTTACAACATTGCGACTGCTATCCCTAAATCCAGGATCATCCGACAGATCGTAGATTCGTCTGAGTTTCGCAAAATTTTTCCGACTTGCCGGCTTAAGCCAGGTATGCAGTCGGACATAGGTTGGTCTATTGACTACGACTACGCGGGTATCCCGAGATTGGGTGACGAGGAATTTACGCTGCGAGCTGCAGGGTTACGAGGAAGTATTACCAGTAAACGAGCTCACTTGGTTTTAGTAGACGACCCTATAAAGAGTTCAGCAGATATTAAAAATCCTACTATTCGTGAAGAGATGAATAACAACTGGAGTAGTGTTATTGCTCCTATTATTTTTGAGGGCGGACGATCTGTCTGCCTAGGTACTCGTTTCCATCCATTGGATATTCATAAAACAATGTTCATCCCGGAGAAAGGGTGGAAGCAGGTTACACAAGAAGCTCTGACGTATGACGATAAAGGGCAACCTAAGAGCTATTGGCAAGCACAGTGGTCTGTTGATTACTTATTACAACAGAAAGAATTAGATCCTGTAGCATTTTGTTTTCAGTATCAGCAGCAGCCTGTTGCCACGTCGGACCTTGTCGTCTCGCCAGACTTGCTTATTAAAGGCGATGTAGCAACTGAGTTCGATAGCTTGGCCCTCGGTATCGACCTTTCTGCGAGTAAAAACGAGACGTCGGACTACACTGCTTTTGTCTTAGGTGGGCGACTAAAGGATAAATACTATATCGTCGATGCTCATCAGTGCCGTTCTATTGGAAACCTTGAGAAAATAGACCTGCTGTGCGACATGTTATTAGAGTGGGGTATCTTGACTAAATACAATGGAGAGTATCAGCCGACGTACTCAACGGTGACGCTTGTAGTCGAGTCCGTAGCGTATCAAGCTAGTCTGGCTGCAGACCTACGGCGCGTCCTTTTGAACGAGCGTGGGCTCAGTAATCTTCATATTCACGAAGTTAAAGGATTTAGGGGCGACAAGATCGCTCGTTTTAGAGGCACTTTGGGTCTTTTAGAGAATCAAAAAGTGGTCTTTAACAAATATCGTAAGTTCGACGCTTTGTTTGATCAACTTATTAACGTAGGCGCTACAGCACATGACGATTTATTAGATGCGTACACATGGTTGATAACATTTTTACAACGTCGCGGTAGTTTTTCTGTTGAGTATTGAGATGGATACAACTAAAAAACTTTGGGTCGGGATTACTGCGTACGACCCCCTATCCCGCTTGGATAGCATTTTTAAAATTTTGAAGCTTTACACAGAGTACGAGCTTCAAGTTTCGGTGTTTTTGTTTGTTAACTACAAAGCTCAGGACCAGATACCGCAACTTTCTTCGCTTTTGCGTCCTTTTTCGGAGCAAATCAGTGTGGAAATTATCGTCGCGAGCCCCGAGCATGAGGGTTGGTGGCTTACCTGGGCTCATAAAACAGACTTAACTGTTGCTTGTATGCGTCAAGAGTACGATTACTACATATATCAAGAAAACGACATGCTAATTACTTGGGATCACTTTAAATACTGGATGCGTTGGAAACCGAGACTAGCTACCTTGGGGTTAGAACCCGGTTTTATTCGGTATGAGCTATTCGGCGGCAAGAAAATACCGTTCGATAATCACTACAGGTACTCTCTTACCAATAAAACATCAAATGTTTGGAGTGATCGGGGATTTACAGTTGCTAAACAGCTTGTCGTCGACCACGAAATCAAGTTTTTTGCGAGTTTGGGCAGTCCTTATTACGCGGCCATGATTTTGGATGCTGATGATGCGGTTAAATACGTAAAAAGTGCGAGTATGGACCCTCAAAAGAGCGTTGAACTGGTTTCTTTCCGTAACTGGCCTTTAGCTGATCGCAGTTCGATGGGTTTGGCCTTCGAAAACCCGCCAATTGGATACGAGCATCGTCGTTGTGTGCCTGTTGTCGAAAAAAACGGTTATTACGTGCCGCATGACTGTTGTTTATTGCAGCATGACGATCTGAAGTACGCGCCGGAGCTCAGTAATAGGGTTGGCAACTTGATTACTTGCGATACAATGCTTACGATTTGATATTTTTATGGACAACGTCAATCATCCGTCGCATTATACGTCTGGTGCTATTGAGTGCATCGATGCACTTAAAGTACAGCTCGGTGACGAAGGTTTTCAGGGTTACTGCCACGGGAACATCGCTAAATACTTGTGGAGGCACAAGCACAAGAACGGTGTTGAGGACTTGAAGAAAGCCGCGTGGTACTTACAGTGTCTGATTGGTGAGTTAGAATTGACTCAAGATAACAACTGACTTGTGGACGTAAGAGCATTTGGGTCTGTTTACGGTCAGACAGCAACGTTGCCTTATTCGAGTGGGTTTGGTGTAAATCCAAACGGAACTCGCGTCAATTTCCCTGCCTGCCGCGCCATTTTTATTCAGGCAGATTCTAACGCTAATAAACTTTATCTTTCCGTAGAACTTGCTGACGCTCCGAATCAAGTTTCTACGGCTAGTAATTTACAAGGCGATCAACTAATTCCTATCTCTTGCACTGCCATTATCAGCGGTAATGCTCCTGGTGTTATTGTGCTGTATTGATGGCTAACGATCTTTCCGGTTTAGTTACGTACTTGCAAGGCGGTACCAGTCTGCGGAAAAGCGCAGGCTTAGATGCCGATCAGATTATTCGTGCTCTTCGGAAAGGCGCAGCCGTCCAGAGCGGTCCGCTTGATATTTTTAAAGATGCTTTATTGGCCCGAGCAGCTGAAATTAAAGCACTCGGCTCTATTTAGTGTCGTTATAATTAAGTCATGGCTGACCCTTTTATCGAAGCCGGTGATTTTTTCACTAAGGCTTTTAACGCTCAGGAATTAGCTTCCCGTCGTCAACGCATAGCGCAGCGTCCTGCCATGCGTAGCGATAGTTATGAAAATCAGGTCAGTGAGCAGCCCCTGAATGCGCCTGTTCCTCCTCAGTACGGTCCCTACGGAACTTACGAGGATGAGTTTATGCCAGAAGAGGATCCCACGGAGTCGATGAAGGCTGAGCTTTTGCGTAAAGCGGCCGCCAAGCGTGGCCCACGTACCGGTATTCCTGTCTATCCCGGCAACGGAACCGTAACTCCCAGTGTCTGAAGTCGCTAAAAAAAGAGACCCGAAGAAATGGGCAGCCGCTAAGGCTAAAGCTCGCAGGCGTCTGGGCGGACACTCGGCCCGAGCCATGCAGCTTGCTGTTAAGTATTACAAAGAATCGGGCGGTCGCTACGAGGGTAAAAAATCCAGCAAAAACAAGTTGAGTCGTTGGGGAAAAGAGGACTGGCAGACTCGCGAAGAATACGAAAAAAGCAGTAAATCCTAGTTATGGCGGATCTAGCGCGAGAAAAAGGACGCACCGAGCGTTATTTACCTAAGGCAGCGTGGGCTTCAATGTCCGCTGAAGAGCGTAGGGCGACGGATGAAAAGAAAAAAAGAGCCACATCAGGCAATAAACCTGTTAACACTCGGGTTCCAAACACTGAAAAAGCGAAAGAGGCACGCCGTCGCGCCTCCGCTTATATTAAAAGTAAAGGTAAAAAGTGATGGCTAAGATTCGACTTGCTGGTGAGATATTCTCTGGATATAACCAGCCTCGCAGAGATTCGGACGGCGGTAAAAAGTTTGCTGTCGCAGCAAAAGAAGGGGATCAGGTACGATTAGTTCGCTTTGGTGATCCTAATATGACAATCAAAAAACATATTCCCGAACGCCGCGAGAACTTTAGAGCCCGTCATAATTGTGACAATCCTGGAAGCAAGTTAAAAGCACGCTACTGGTCGTGTAAACAGTGGTGATATTTAAGAAATTTTAGTTGTTTACTTGTAAGTCCTGCTAAACTACGCAGGCCCTCTCAGCATCACCATGCTGTTCGATTGTTTTTTGTACTTCAATGAACGTGAGCTTTTAGAGCTACGCGTGGAAATGCTTAAAGATGTCGTTGATGGTTTTATCATTACGGACGCTAACAGAACTTTCAAAGGCGACGAAAAACCCTTCACTTGTGTAGACACTATTCGTGAGCTCGGATTACCCGAAGACAAAATTCAAGTACTGCATGTAGAACTGCCGCCGCCGGATATTGCGCCTAGTCCTTGGGTTCGGGAATATTCTCAGCGCGACGCTCTGGCTGTTGGTATGCGGATGACTCCGCCAGATTCTGTTTTCTTCTTCAGTGATGTCGATGAAATTCCCAAACCTTCTGCTCTATTGGAAGCTGTTGAAGTAGCTAAAAAAGATCGTGATCGCTGTGTTCGTCTTTCTATGCCGATGATGTACGGTCGCGCAGATCTTCGGGTTATGAGTCCGGATGGAGATAAAACTAAACCTCCCACTAATTGGACTTGTGGCACCGTGGTTCTTCACGATCATTTAGATAAAACCTTGTCTGAGATACGTCGTAACCCTAACGATGTAGTCGTAGGGGATTGTAATGCGGGGTGGCATTTTAGTTGGATGGGCGGCGCTGATCGTCTCAAGCGCAAACTGACGTCTTTCTCCCATTGTTACGACGAAATTCCTAACGCGTATGCTCCTGCATACAGCCAGGAGATGCTGGACTACTTGGATAGCTATAAAGCTACTGTAGGAGGCACAGATCCTCTTGGTCGTAAAGACCATATACTGACCTCGTATCCGCATGATCTTTTACCGCCAGAATTGTTTAAACTGGAACGAGTGAAGGAGTACCTGCTCCCGGACTCCTGATAACTTTGTAAACGAGACATGCCTGCGGACAACCTCAGTATTCGGCAACGCTTTAGCGAAATTCTGGAGGCCGCACGCACTCAGGATCGCACTAAGCAATCCGCCACTATGGTGGTGCTCAGTCACTTGCAGCAGATGACCCTTCTTATGGTTAAGAAGGGTCTCTATTTTTATTGTGATCAGGATACATATAAAGCTCGCAGTAAGTTTCTTGATGACCTGATACAACTAAACAAACTGGATATCAGGTTTCCAGCGATCATTCGCAATTTTTTGATTGATGGGTGCGGTTTGTTTTACTTTCGACCAGACCCCAAACTTAAGTATCAGATTTATTTCTTCAACAAAAATCAATATCGGGTCTACCACGACCTTAACGGCGAGATCGAAGAGACCGTCATTCTGTATTCTTACAAAATTAAAAACAGTAATTTAGGACTGCCTACTAATAGCTACGGGCAGAACAAGCGCTATGTGCGCATCTCGATAACAGCAGATCAGATTCAGGAATTCGAGTCCGACACCGAGCTCAGTTTTGAGCTTGAGCCTTCCTCTTTAATAACGCCTAAAAACACTCGCCCCAACACGCTCGGGTTTATTCCCGCCGTGGAAGTTTTGAATAAGCCGAATGCAAGCGGCACAGAGGGTGAGGGCGAATTTGAATCGTTCATGCAGCAGATCGTTCTGCATGATCAGATGATGCAAAATATCGCCAAGAACATTGAGTTCTTCGGCAATCCCACGCTGATCAGCTCGCGTCCCCGTAGCGATCTGGTGGAAGCCAGCGATACGGATCGTAACTTCCGTCCGACTATTAGCAGCCAGAGTGGTTTCGCTGGTCTAGATTCTCCGTCGACTCGCGTATCGGATCCGTTCGGCTCGCAAGCTGGACTCGGTGGTTTACGGGTTCCTCGCATTATTGCGAACGTTGAACCGACGGACCGCGTGGGTTACATGACACCTGACCCCGTTAACGGGGATATGAATCGTTATGCACTTCTACTGCGCGAAGAAATTCGAACCGCACTCGGCGGCGTTGATGAAATATCGATTAGCGCCGGTGCCACTGCGACTGAAATTAAAGGTCTTATGGGCCGCGCTCAAGCGACTGCTCTTCGTAAAAATAAGAGCTTTTTAAGCTACGGCTTTTGTCGCCTTCTGGAGATGATTATTTATCACCAGGAGCAGATCTTCCGCGAGAGCTTTATTTCGGTTATGGGCATGGCTCCGCCGAAAGAGCCTAAGGAAGATACGCCAGAGGCGGCGGAAAAATACCAGAAGAAACTTGCTAAATACGAGCAAGACGTAGATCTGGCTATTCAGACAGCGCTGACAGAAAATAAAGTTCCTGGCGGAGTTTATGGCCTACCGCCTGATGGAGATCGAACCGTAACTTACAGGTTCCAGGGCGATGTCTACGAAGATACTGCTTACGACATCAACCAAAAATCCATCGTCGTCCGAAACTTGCAGGAACTCGGTGTAGATAGCGTGGAAGCTCTGCGTTATCTCTTCCCCGATAAAACTGATCTAGAGCGTTCAGAAATGTTGAAGGGTTTCCCCTTCAGAATGATCCAACAAACGCAGGCCGCACTACAAAATTTCCTGCTAACATTAAATCAGCTGATGCAGTCGCCGCATCCTCTTGCGCCGACACAGCCGCTAGCGGCGGACCCGAGG